TACACCCAGATGCAGTGAACATAGATTTTTTAGAATGCGGTGAGTATGAGATGGAAGAATACAACCAATACCCATACATATATGAAGCACCGTTTGCAGTACAGTAAGGAGACAAACATGAAAGCTGAAAGCTATAGACTAACAGATACAGAAGCTAGAATTAAATTGACTAAGCGTATGCTTACCAAGTCAATCATTGATGCTAACAAATCAGTGCAACAATTAGCTGATGAAATAAACTATTCATACAACCAGATTGCCAATGGCGATAAAGTTATCATTGATGCATTGTATGAGGACGATACACCAACAGAGGTACGTTTGTACCGTAGGCCACGAGGTGACAGGTTACTGTCTATCAAGAACCTACGTAAGTTTGCTAGTGAGGGAGACACAGTGGGGCTACGTTCAGAGGCGACTGTCAATGATGACATGTCATTCGAGATACGTGTCCTTGTGTACAAGGTAGATGAAACGCAAGCCACCACCGACAGAGAAACCAATGCCGCCTGATGATCCATGTGACGATTGTACACATTGGATAGGTAAAATGAATAGGAGATAATGTAATGAAATACAATCCAGATGAATTTAATGTGTTACCTTTGAGTGACTATGAGAAAGGATACTTGACTGCTGTATATGATACAGTGGTAGAGGATGAAGCCAAAGAATACCACGACAAATACCCAGAGGAAAACTTCTGGTCTAGGTGTAATGTAGGTGAACGTGAGTTTGACTTATGTGTATACACTACTTCGGGTATAGTATGTGTAGTTTATGAATGTCACCCTGACATGGATGGCATGGGTAATCCTACTGGTACTTATAGTACAGACACAACGCTTGAATATTTTTTGAAGGAAGCAACATGAATAGATTTATTATCAACCACAGCCCCGACTTGATTGCTCGTGACTTGTGTGACAAGCACGTGGTCAAGATGCCATTGGAAGAAGCACAGATGCTATGCACCACCGTCAGGTTACATGCACCAGAGTATGCAGAGGAAGCAGGGTTGTATCGTGCCGTACATCAGAAGCATCCATGTACCATATGGGCAGGAGTATCTAGTGGCAACTACAGTTTTTCTCTTGCCATGTTTGATGCCATGTGTACTGAGTACAGATACAGATATGGTAGAACACATGCCTCGTACAGATTGTATGATGCTCTCAAAGATGCGGAGAAGTATTTACCTGAAGGTATAATCACACCACACCCTGAGTGTTTCAGTGAACACACTGACTTGAAGTCAGGTAAGGCGTGGCCTTTGGAAAGCTATCGTAAGTTCTACAAAACAAAACAGGACAGGTTCAAAATGGTTTGGACTAAGCGGCCTGTACCCTATTGGTTTGAAAAGGAAGTAGCATGAAACTATACAAGAACAGCAATGGTGTATGGGCAGGAACACAGGCCGATGCACGTAAGATGTGTGGCAAAGACTACAGCACTGTCGATGTACCTACTGACAAGCCTAGCCTACTGAAGTTCCTTAACTTTAATCAGGTTGGCTCCCATACTAGTAACGATAAGACTGAGACACACTACGAGGTGTACGTACCTAGTGAAAACAGAGATAATGACTTAAACAGTAAAGCTCTATCTTACTTTGCATGGGGCTATGACAAGCTATGCAGTGGACAATACAATGAGGGTAAAGAATTAATTAAACAAGCATTGGAGAAAACAAAATGATGTGGATATTAGTATGGATGCAACTCGTGACCAATCAGGGAGTTGATTACTACCAGTTGGGAACATATGGTAAGATAGAGGAATGTCAGTTAGCTTTGAAAGATGCAGTGGTTCTGGTGAACCATAGCTCAGAGACACTGGCTTGCTTGGAGATTGATACCAGATGATTGAAATGTTTCTCACGTGCCTTGCACTCAATGTGTACTACGAGGCACGTAGTGAGCCTATGGATGGGCAGTATGCAGTTGCCCACGTAGTGCTCAATCGTGTAGCGAATGACTCATTCCCTGATGATGCCTGTAAGGTAGTCAAGCAGGGATACCATAAGGGTAGGCACAAGTGCCAGTTCTCTTGGTACTGTGACGGTAAGTCAGACAATCCCAAAGACAAGATGTCTTGGATAGTTGCACAAGTGGTAGCCTACAACACACTGTATGGCTATCACAAAGACAATACACATGGTGCTACACACTACCATGCTACCTACGTAAGTCCGTGGTGGCGTAAGCACTATGATAAAACTGTGGCTCATGGGTCACACATCTTCTACAAATAATTGTGGGGGTTTACATTACTATATAACTATGGCAAAGTTGCCACATAACCAACTGAAAAGGAGTATTATATATGCCATTCGACATTAACAACACATTCGACATCCCAACAAAGCTAGACTTTGACGTGGAGTTTGAACCAACACGAGTAAAGGACAAGAAGTATGTCATCAATGGTGACACTGGTGAGTACATGGGTATCGTGGGTACAGGTTTTACCTGTGCATCTCATGGTGATTTCTATCGGGGTGTCATGGACACACTGACAGAGAACATCACACCTGCTGAGATGACCAATGCCAAGTACAACTGGCGTACTGCCAGAGGTGGTGCATGGTCTATGCTAGACATCACACTGCCTGACATGCAGGTAGAGATTTCTACTGACAAGCACACAACTACGTTGGGCAATCGTATCATATCATTACATGGTATTGATGGGTCATGTAGCAACCAAGTGTTCTTTGGACAGATAGATTTCTTCTGCACAAACGGCATGATACGTGGCGAATACGACAAGGTGCGTAAGAAGAACACATCTAACTTTACACTTAGTGGTTTCATTAGTGAGCTAACTCGTGCAAGGAGAGACTTCTACGAAGAGACTGCCAAGATGCAGGTGTGGGCTGAGACTGACCTCAAGTACGTAAACGTACAGTCATTGCTTGATGAGATGATTGCATCCAAGCGTAAGTCTGAGAAGATGTACGAGTTGTATTGCCATGAGGCTTCACAACGTGGTCACAATAAGTGGGCATTGTACTCAGCCTTTACCAACTATGCATCCTATGCTGATGATCGTAATGGGTTCAGCCTACGTAATACAGGCAACGACACACAGGCTATCAGCATGTTCAGTCGTGAGCAAGAGGTAAGCAAGTGGGTATCTGACAGCAAGTTCCTAACATTGGAAGCCGCTTAATGCAGATGCTACCTCGCTATGTACAACAGAGAGTGTCACCTTCGGGTGACATTTCTTACCGCTTCAATCCACCACAGATGCTTATAGATGCAGGTGTTGTGGAACGTTTTGAACTTAGTAATGATCCAAAAAAAGCAAGGCAGTGGGCTAAACATGCTAATGATTTGATTGACCAGTATCGTGAGGAACGTGCAAAAGTTGTTGGACTAAAGCCAAGTGGCAAGGTCACTGACCTGATAAACTTTTACTATCAATCCAATGATTTCAATATGTTACGTGACACAACTAAGGTAGATTACAGATACTTTCTGACCATTGTACACCAGACTATTGGGTGTCGTAAGTACAAGGACGTGACATCCAAGATAGCCAAGGCCGCATATGAGGAGTGGGTCAAGCGTGGCATTAGCTTTGCTAACCATGCGGCAACATGTGCAAGCAGGGTGTACAACTATGCAATACAGATGGAACACGCAGAGCAGAATCCATTTGGTAAGATCAAACGTAAGACTGCCAAGCAACGTAAGATGGTGTGGTCACATGGTGAGGTGAACAAGTTTCTTGACGTGGCGTACAGTGACTTTGACTACCGTAATGTCGGGTTGATTATACACATGGCATACGAGTGGTGTCAGCGTCTGGGTGACATGCGTAACCTACAGTGGGGTAACATTGACTTGGACAAGCAACAGCTTACCTTGGAGCAGAGCAAGCGTAGGGCTGATGTGTTTCTACCTATCACAGATAACCTGACTGCCATGCTCAAGGAACAGAAGGAAGACTTTGGCTTTCAGTCTTGGGTAGTACCACATCCAATACCTGTAAAGGGTGCATACAAACCATACGCAATGGAGAGACTGTCCAAGGTTGGACGTAAGATCATGCGACTAGCAAAGCTACCCGAAGAGCTACGGCTCATGGACATACGGAGAACTGGTATAACACAGATGATAGACAAGGGAGTACCATTGCCACAAATCATGGCTGTATCTGGACATACTCATGTGTCTTCAGTGAAGCCATATCACAAGCATACTTACGAAAGTGCAAATAGTGCCTTGACACGTAGAGACATTACTGTACAATCGACTGTAAGGAGTAACATTGAAAGTGATACATTATGAGTGTCTATAATATTATAAATGATATAACACTTACAAATGGAGATACTAAACGTATGGACTGTCCTGAGTGTGGTGGGCGCAAGACCTTCACGATCACGAACAACATGGGTTCTCTGATTTGGAATTGCTACAAGGCAGGGTGTCATGTATCTGGTGGTAAGCGTGTGCATCTCACAGCAGATGACATACGCAAATCACTGGGTAGTGTTGCAGAAGAGACACACTCTATAACTTTCGACAAACCTGAGTGGATTGTAAAAGATGACGATGCAATATCAGGGTTCTGTGATGAATGGAAACTAGACCCCAAGGTATTGGGGCTACTGTATGATGTGAAGGAACATCGTGTGGTGTTCCCTATAATGCAGGGTAACAATATGATAGATGCCACTGGTAGATCGTTGAGTAAACGTATACCCAAGTGGAAACGATATGGAAAAAGCAGCTTGCCATACGTCTGTGGACATGGTACAACTGCTGTAGTTGTTGAGGACTGTGTGAGTGCAGCCATCGTAGGTACTGATGGATTTGTCGGGGTCGCAGTGTTGGGTACATCATTATCCGATGGGCATAAGAAGCACTTGTCACAGTTCTCAACAGCAATTGTAGCACTTGACCCTGACGCACTGCCCAAGACGCTACAGTTTGCAAAAGAATTACGAGGGCTAGTACCAAAGGTAAGTGTGCTACGCCTAGAAGATGACCTTAAATACCGAAACCAAACCGACTTGGATAACTTAACAACACTAGGAGACACATAATGGAATTATCATTAGTACGTAGCTTGATGGACAAAGAGTTCTATGACGAACATCGTGGTGCTAAATGCCCCGATAGATTGTTCAGTCAAGACATACGCAAGATCAAACAGGCAGTGGATGTAGCGATGGACAGGTACTCACGTACAGTTACACCTGACGAGATAGAAGCATTGTTCATGGCAAACAATCCGACACTGACTACCGCACAGAAGCAAGCATACAGTCACCTGTTCCACAAGGTAAAGAAAGAAACACCTATGGGTAGTGACGTGGCACAGGAAGTATTGTCCAAACTATTCCAACAGGTAGTGGGTGAGGACATTGCTAACCTTGGCTTTGACTATGTGAATGGCAGTAAGACTAGCCTTGAACCACTACGTAATTTGATGGAGCAGTATGGTGATGACTTCACACCTAACCTCAATGTAGAATGGGAAGACATCAGCCTTGATACCATCCTGTCTATGACAGATTTGGAGTCACAATGGACGTTCAACATTCCTACCCTGACACGTAAGGTAGAGGGCATTAATGCAGGACATTTGATTGAGGTAGGGGCGAGGCCGAACACAGGTAAGACATCATTCCATGCTTCACTTGTCGCTTCTCCACAGGGTTTTGCGTGGCAAGGTGCTAAGTGTATTATATTATGTAACGAAGAGGGCTATCACAGGGTGGCTCACAGGTACATTACAGCAGCTACAGGCATGGACAAGTACGAGATTAGTAAGAACAAGCAGAGAGCTATGGAAGTGTTCGATCAGATACGTAAGAACGTCATGTTCAAGGATGCGACAGGGCGTGACATGAACTGGGTTGAGTCAGTATGTAAGTCATACAAGCCTGACATTGTGATACTGGACATGGGTGATAAGTTTGCCAAGATGGGTGGCTTCTCACGTCCTGATGAAGCACTCAAGGCAAATGCAGTACATGCAAGACAGATAGCCAAGCAACATGAGTGTGCTATGTTCTACATGTCTCAGCTATCAGCAGAGGCAGAGGGTAAGGTAGTACTGAACCAAGCCATGATGGAAGGGTCACGTACTGGTAAGGCAGCAGAGGCTGACCTGATGATTATGATTTCCAAGAACCCTACAGTAGAAGGGCAAGAGGAAGAGGACAACCAACG